TCGGAACCGACGCCAACGGGGTGAGAATGACGTTGACGGACTTGGAATAACCCCCTCCTCCGCCCCCTCCGCCGCCATAGCCAGGATTGCCGTTGTTGCTCGATCCGTTGCCTCCTCCGCCGACACACTCGATCGAGTTGTTCGCGTTGTTCCAGTTCAGTGGAACCGTCCACGTCGTCGTGCCAGGGACTAGAAAGATCGTGGTCATTACATTCTCGTCGTCAGGACGGTGACGCTGCCGTTCAAGAAATTGACGTCTGTCGATGCCGTGGTCAGCTGAAGTATGTCGCCAATCGCTAGGGTACCCCCAGCGCCAGCGAAGGTCGCGGTGCGCGAGCTGGCAGCAAAGACCACGGTGCCGAGAGCCGTCGGAGTGCCGAAGGCCGACGTCGTCTTATTGAGCGTGAACGTCACCGACCCTCCCGGCGCCGTCTGAGCTATGGCCTGCGATCCTCCCAGGCTCGCGGCGATCGTCACGGCGATCGCCATCTGGATGTTGATCGTAATGGCAGCGGTCAGGTTTGGTACGATGAACGCGATCGGCACGGTCAGCCCAGGAGCACCGCTGAGGGCGTCCACGTACTGCTTCGTAGCCGCGTCGAGGTTGCCGAGGGGGTTGGCATTCAGGGTCAGCACGCCGGTCATTGTACCGCCAGCCAGCGCGAGAACGTGAGTCCACGCCGCGTTTAGCCGGCCGTACGTCGTAGAGTCGGACGGGGCGTCCGTGATGCCGCCGGTAGAGCCCTGCGCGAGGAGAGCCCACTTTCCAGCGCTTAAATCAGTGTTGAAGACGGAACTTGATGTGTGACTCGCCAGGCAGACATAGCTGCTGCCGGCGTTGATGACAGTGGAGGCGGGAGGTCCTACGACGTAGGACGTACCTGGACCGGTCCACGTCGTAGGAGTGGACCACTGCACAGGACCGACTATGTTGACGCCGGTTGCTGGCCACGCTCCCGAATTCTTCGGGCCGTATATCAGCCACGCAGCAGTGTTGATGTAGAAGTCGCCGTCGTTGCCGATGGAGTTGGATGGAGCAATGATGCCGTGAAGCAGCGTATTCCCTGGCAAGCCAGTTGGTCCAACTAGAGGGGTTCCTACGGACGGCCACTGACCAGCCGCCTTTGGACCGTACATGATCGAAGTGGTCGTATCGAGATACATGTCCCCATTCATGCCGATCGTTGCGGTCGGCATGTTCGGGGACGAGATGACGGAGTTGCCGCGTATCCCAGGCGGCCCCTGTTCTCCGGTGGATACGACGACGATATCGCTCGCCCCTGAGACGTCGGTCATCGCGATGGTCCAAGATTGTTAGTGAAAGTCCCGTTCCATATCTGAGTCCTGAGCCCGTTCGCGTCCATGATCAGGGATTGCGCGTAGTCTCCAGGGGAAAGTTGCTGTAGGATTTCCATCTCAATGAAGATTGTAAACACACCGGAGAGAGGGTCCACCAGGACTATATCTCCGTTTGCAGTACTCAAATCGAGAAATACCGTGGCGTCCTCCACGTGACGCCTGAGTTTCATATCCATCGTGGCTCCGGTCAAATCGATCGGGTTGCCGCCTCCGTCCTTGAAGGCAAACCACGCGTAAAAATCCGCGTCGTTCTGCGCAATGATATTGACGATCGCCATCTCACACTATGCCGGAGAACGCCGCATCAATATCGGCGAGTTGAGTGATGATCTGGTTATTGATATTTTTCACCACGGTATCGAACGTGGTATAAGTTTGCTCAGTCCGGTTAGAGACGATACTGGTAATGGAGATCATCTGAGCCTGATTTACCGCGTAATGCTGGCCGTCCGTGCCAATCCAAATCGTAGTCCAACTCGGGTTTCCATCAGCCGCCCATCGAGCTCCATTTATCAGCATCAAGCCCCGATCATCAGTGGCTATGGGAACTCCCGCCGCGACCGTGCCACTAACCTGAGTATTGTATCTGACCTGAGCGGCGTAGGCGATGAGCTGATCCTTAGTATAAACACCGAGGGCCGGCTGAGAGAATACAGCGCCATTGAAGTACCACGCCGGGAAGAGGAAGCCGACGATGCCCCACAAGGCCCTCTCCGAGGCGATGCCGCCCGCGCTCACGAAGGCGCTCGCCCATGCCGCATAGTTCGCGTCGACGGAGGGGTCGACGTAGATGTTGCGATTGCTGCTGTACACCCTGGTCGTGTCGCCACCGACGTACCAGTACCAGTCCTCTATGTTCATCGTCGGCATATTTGTTCCATCCCGTTACACGGCCTGACCACCATACTGTGTATAAGACGAAGACTGATTCCCTGGTATCCATCCCACTCCGTTGCTCTCCGTGTCGATGATGCCGTTCATGACGGAGAGCCATGCCCTACCGCTGACGTATCCCTTGTTGATCCACACTGGAGTGAATCCCGGCTGCCCGATCCCCACCGATCCGTTGAACCCGGCTGCGAGGAAAGCTGCACTCACGCTCAGTGGACCAGAAAATGTATACGACGCGCTGTTAGTCAGAACTATGAACCCTCCGAAGACGGCGTAGATCCCATAGGCGGCGGTTGAACCAGAGTTGAACGTGTGATTACCGATGATGATCTCCCCGCCGTAGGCTTCGAAGATGCTCGCGTTCGCGCTCCCAGACGCGCAGTTGCTGGTCGTTATCCTCGAGCCAGTGCCCGTCAGGAAGCAGCACGGAGGACCCGTCCCGCCCTTTGACGCCGTCGAAGTGAGGTTCTGCACTTGCAGAGTGTTGGCGCCAACGCACGCGATCGTGGATTGGTTCGGTGCCCCCGAGACGATCGTCTGGTTTATCCCTGCGCCCTTGAGGATGGTGGACGGTCCTGGAAAATCGGGAATGGCGACTGCCTCGGGATACGTTCCCGCGGCGATGTTGATCGTCATCGTGTAGACGCTGGGGCCGTAGGTGAACGTCGTGTAAACAGCCTTCATGATCGTCTTGAACGGGCCGTGAGGTCCGCTCACGGTCGCGGACGTACCGTCGTAGAGAGTGTCACTGCCAATCCCCGTATCTACGTAGAGATTCATATTGGCCGACATGATCGGAGGCAGGCCTCCAGAGGTGGCCGAGAAGTTGACTCCGTAGAGCTCGACGTTGTTGTGGAGGGCGCTGTAGCACAGGATGCTGATGTAGCCTCCCGGCAGATCACCGGCCTGAAGCGGGCCGCCTCCTCGGCGAACAATATTTAGGACGCTCGGGCCAGCGTTGAATGTCGCCGCTCCGGTATTAGTAGTGTTGACCCTCACCCGGAAGATCATGCCGTCTACATAGGCCACGAGCGGAGGGGTCAGGGCGATCGAGAGGACGTTCGCCGAACCGGTGTCCGCGCTGTACACCACGCGCCCGGTCTGGACGGCCTCGGAGAGCTGGTGGAGGTCGGCGTTAGTCGGCGCGAGCCCACAGTCAGTGAAGAAGTTCACCAGCTCACGTTGCGGATATTCGATCGAAGCGGCGGGAGGAATCGATCCCTGAATGCCAGCGGCCGGATTGCCGTTGATGTAGGATGCGTTGGGATCGCTTTGGCCGTAGGGAGCGTTGTAAAGCATTTTGATCTTCCTATTACGGCGTCCGTATCACAACATGTTGTTGACTGCCGTTTCCACCGCGGTCTGCAAATCAGCATCTGTGATCGCCTCGCCGTCACTCTGTACCTTCGGGTCCATCACCACAATCGACACAATCCTGCTAGCAGCTCCGTCTGGGGAGTCCATGACGGTTTGCGCCCATTTGACTCTGGTCTTATGGGCTGGTGTTGTCGGCGCTTCCCCCGAGATGTAATCGGCGAACTGCAGGCACGCGACCTTAATACGGGAATTGAACGTTTGATCCCGCATCAAATCGGCGGAGTCTTGGTAGGTAAGAGCCATGGTTCTCTCCATTAGGCCGTAGTGCTGTCTATAATCAGACCATAAGAGACAAGAGCGGCGATAAGCGATGCCAGCGCGGCATTGCCTCCCTTGGCACCGGTGATTGTCGGTTGAGTGGCTGGAGGCACAGTTCCGAATATGCCGAGACTGTTGGTCAGGGAAACGGCCCCCGTGGCACGGGCAATGCTCACGGCCGCAAGATGCAAGGAAGTACCGGCGTCGCTGTAGGCATCAAGGTTAAAGTTGCTGCCCGCGTTGCTTCCACCCTCTGCTCCAACCACACGTGTGACCCAGCGGATGGAACTGGCTTTCATCCATGTAATTTGAGCCACGTTGGTGACAGCAGGAGCGTTAAGAATTAAAACGGCATTATTACCGGTGGGCGGCGATATTTGAAAATTAACATTGCTCGAAAGCGGCCCAGTATTCATCTGGCCGGTGATGGCGCCGCCGATGTTGAGATAGTTACTGGTAGAGGTCGTGGGGGCGTTGGTGTTATAGCCGATATTTATATTAGAGGAACCACTTACATTGCTGATCCCGGCTTTAGAACCAATATTGACATTGGAGCTGACACCAACAGCGTTATAACCAGATTCCTCACCGATGTTGACGTTATAGGAACCAGTTGTTTCACTGTTACCGGCATAGATGCCAATTGCCGTATTAGAGTTGCCAGTTGTAAGGCTGGTGCCGGCGTAACCGCCAACAAAAGTATTAGACCCTCCTATGGTTGTAGCGAAACCGGCATAATAGCCTATGTTTGTATTGCTAGAGCCGCTCGATATTTGTGATCCAGCATTGAAACCAACATTAACTAAACCAGTGGCACCAACAGCATTTTGACCAGTATAGCATCCTATATTCGTGTTTCCATCACCGGCAGTTGTCTGTGACCAACCAGCATATGCGCCAACATTGGTAGTATGACTTACTGAAACACTTTGCCCGGCTAGGTAGCCAATCGCTACATTAAAAATGCCTCCAGCCATGGCTGTGCCGGTGCCGCAGCCTAAATTGACGTTGTATGCTCCAGTCGTAATGCCTGATCCGGCGTTGTATCCTAAATTGGCGTTGAATGCTCCAGTTGTCAGGGCAGCACCAGCATTTTGGCCGATGTTGATATTATAGCCGCCGGTAACTGCCGCGGTATTCCCCGAGTTGTGCCCTATGCTGACATTCCCGTGCGACCCATCCATGTCGCCTTGAATCCAATTACCAATACTAATATAGCTGCTTTTATCTCCGCCAATAGTTGCACCGGCACCAATCACAATATTATTGGCCCCAGCGACAATGGCGCTCCCAGCAGCATATCCAATAACGACGTTGTTCCATCCTGTTGTTATATTGTAACCAGCCTGATAACCAAAAAACGTATTGTTATAACCGCTGGTGAGCGCATATCCTGTAAGATAACCAATATTCGTATTGTAACTGCCTGTCGTCAGGCTATACGATGCTCCGTATCCAATATTAACGTTGCTGCTTCCCGCACCAGCATGGTAACCGATGGTAACCGTATTATTCGGCCCCGCCATCGGCACGACCTGGGACCACGCGGCGTTCTGGCGGCCGTACCAATTGCCGTCTGATGGCGCATCTCCCTGAGGGATGCCGTGGGCGGCGATCGCAGTTTGAACAAACTCAGTAGTTGCTACTGACGTGTCATTGGTTCCGGGAGGTTCCGTTATGGCAGGCCAGTCTTGCTTGGCAACGAAGGTCTGATTGAGATGTTCGGCCTCCAATACTTGATTCGAAACAAAACCAGGCGAAACGGGAGGAGTGCTCATTTCCACCACCTATCCTAACAAGTGCATGCCATCCAGCGCGCTCATGTCGAGAGTGAATAAATCAATCGAAGAAGAGTAATCAAATACGATTTGAGTATGCGCGGGCTTCCACCGATCCAACAGGCACTCAAGGTCGGTCGCGAGACCAATGCGAAGGTGAGGATCGACGCCGCATTGGCCGCTGTCGCAGCGAAACCATTTCAAACTTTTTGCCTCGACATGAACCGTCCAGTAGTAGCGATTCTCCGGCGGACCAAGCATGTAGGGATATTCGGAATATTCTCCGGCTTGCACCGGCACGCCTTGCGGATCGAGGATCACGCGGCCAAACTCGTCCCGCATGACGGTACCGTCGCCGATCACCCTATTGTCGCCGCAGCGGTCGATTCCGACCATGAATGGACGGTATTCGGTGATCGTAATCGTGTAGCCGATCTGAGCCGCGACGTTGATGAAGAACTGCCGGCTCTGCGCGCCTTGGATCGTCATGCGCTGAAGAAGCGCCTTGTGACGATCATCGATCGTAAACGGCTCTGCGTAGCAGGGATCAGGCAATCCCCAGTTACGCTCCCAATCAGGTAGGAGTTCTATCGCTAAGCCAGGATCGCTCTCGACCTCGAGGAGATCGCCGGCACGGGAGTCAACGGTCCCCCAGTAGCTCGTAAGACCGAGGTAGGTTCGATAAGAAACGGAATCAGCGCCGGAGGGAGCGCACGGTCCTCTGTTCCAGGCCTGCCCCTGCGGCAATAGGGACACAAATGCGGCCGTGTAATCGGTTCCATTTCTCCGTACGTGCCGGTC